ATTTGTCCAGTAATCTCATTTCCTGAACTTGCTTGTATTTTTAATGTGTCTCCACCTTCTAGGTTAATAACATTCTTAGCTAAGTTTTCAGAACTTTTGTTTAGTTCTGCATGAGCTATTTCAATATCAGAACCACCTGATTTTTTTAAATATAAATCTACGTCAACATTACTAGCTGTCGCGTGACTTGCTTGTACTGATCTAACAATTGCAACTGCTGATGTTGCTATTGATAACACGGTTGTTAAATTAACAGTTGTTAAATCAAACGTTTCGCTTTTAAAAAAATTAGCCACCTAAAAACCACTCCTTTGCATCTTCTTCATTTTTTAAATCCTGTTGATATGAAAAGTTTAATTCACTTTTGATTGTATCAACCGCACGAAGAATTTGTCTTTGGTTTTCGACATCGTATTCTTCTTTTGGTTCAGGTATGTATGAAGTTATTCTAGCCACCGTGAAAACTCGTTCCAAAATCTGTTGAATCTCTATAGCTACTTGCTCTAGAAGGAGCTGAGTAACTAGCTCCACCAGGTCTATCTCCTCTACCTCTATCTTGATCAGTTGGAGCAGCTGATGATCTGTTTGCCATTTCAGTTTGTAGGTCTGCAGCTGAAATGTCATTTGTTCCAGCGCTTCTTTTTCTTATTCTATCTAAAAATTCCATATGACTAGATGACTGAGCAAAATCAGATTGACCTAACCTTCCTCCAAGTCCTCGTAGTCCTTCAAAACCACCTTGAGATATACTTTTAATTATACCATAACCTGGTATAGCCATGCCTGCTAATAAATCTAAAATGCCTCCTAATTTATTTGGTTCTTTTCTGTATCCAAATTGATCAACTTCATATTGCTCTGTTTCTTCTTCATCAGGTTGATTAACAATACCTAAATTTGGAGGTAGACTACTGAAAGTTGCAGGTGCCTGTTGCATGATGCCTGTGTTTCTATTATCAAATCCAGTTGAGAAAACATCCATAGCAGCTTGATTAACTAAATTTCTTTTTCTTTGATCAAAAAGATTGCCAGCTTGATTTGCTATATTTTGTCTGTACATTTGTAACAATAGATCTTCCATTATCTTCTTCCGTCTGGTTGTGCATCAAGTCTTAGAGTTCCATATCTCCAAGTTTCACCTGTGCCATCGTTTTCTATTTTTAGCGCTACAAGTCTTCCTCTTGCACGGGTATCTATTTTATCAGTAGAAGGCGTGATTGTAAAGGGACCTAATGGTGAACTAGATGCTGTGTTGTTTGGATAATTATTTAGTAGTAATGTGATCTTTGTATTACCTGTTTGTATGGCAAAATCAGGTATAAATCTTTTAACAGACATAAAAAACTCCCCATCTCCTTTGTAATTTGCCATTCCTGTAGCCTGACCCAAGGCGCTTTTACTTGATGTAATATCATAATCTCCAGATTTAATAAAAGCAGGAATTGCTATTGGTGGCCCTGAGCTGTCTACCTGATCAGTTCCTACCTCATGAGCATAGTAAATTGATGCTCCAAATGTATTTGTTATACCTTGAATTGGAAAATTTGGAGTTGCAGTTATATTATATTCAGTTGCATAAGGTGATTCAAATACACCTGTATCTACATAACTTGTTCTAGCTAGTGATCCTGTAGTCCAAACCTGTTCTGCATAATTATATGTAACTACTCTATCTATCTGCTCTGATCCTGATTTTGGATAAAACCAATTTACTTCATTATAAAGTGTATTATGTTCTGAATACACAACTTCATTTGCATTAAAATTTATACCTAAATTATCGCCATCAGTTTTAAATACAAAGTCTTCAACTAAACAAGGCAAAGATTTAACTGTACCATCGTATGCAAAAAACCCACCTTCACCCGACATCCAAAATACAATACCATTAGAGTAACTCAAAGCATTTTGACCAATCAATCCACAATTTGTACCAACTTGTTTTACAGAAAAAGTAAATGGTGGTCCAACAAACTGAATTACATATGCAGAGGTGTCTGTTAGAACTAAAGTATAATCTTTACCGGATACAGCGCCTACAATTTTACTTCCTTTATCTAGTCTAAAACTACCTGCGGTGTTAACTGTAGACGGTGCATACGTGTTTAAATCCTCTTGATTAGAAAATCTTACAAACAATTCATCAACAGTTGTTGAATCCCCTATAGTTGTTTCTGTTCCAAAATGAAACAAATGTCTATCTCTATCAGAAACCTGTGTTAATCTAGACGACGTTGGATTGTTTGTTGTCTGAACATTTGTAGTTGTTGTTGAGGCTCTGATTGTTCTTGGATTCCCTGCTCCTGCGTCCCAAGTAAATGTTTTTCCTCCTGCAATAGTTGCAACTAATACTTGTCCAAAATTATCAAGACTCCATTTTCCTGGTTCCAGAATTACGTCACTAGTTTCTGACTCTGTACCCCAAGTTGATGAGCTCCAAGTATCTGTACCCCAACCATATCCTGCTGTTTGAATTGTTGGACCAACTTGAACATAAGGATTGACTGTCGTTGATCCTGCAGCTGTCATTCCTGTTCCAGATTCATTTGATGCCATTGTAATTGTAAAACTATTTGAGCTAGCTGTTATAACTTCATAAGGTGTGCTTTCAAAATCAGATGCTGTATATCCTGTAGCCCCTCCACCAGGTAATGTTACAGACGAAAATGTAAAATATCTTCCTGCTAATAACCCATGTGATGTTTTATTAATTGTAACAGTTGCTGATCCAGTTGTAGATGTAAAAGTAAATCCAGTAATAGCGGTATCTAATGGAGATATATCGTAAAATTTATTTCCATAAAATAAAAATAAACCTTGTGATGTACCTATTGCTGCATATTTTTCTCCCGCAACACTTAACCAGGTGTGCTGAGCACGTGCTGCTCCAGGTAAGGTTGTACCACCTACTGTTAATTGACTCCAACCACCTATTTTTTCTGGTAATCCATATCTAAATCTAACAAAATCACCATCGACCCATTGAGACTCGGCTCCAGAGTCTGTTATCATCTTATTAAAACCAGGCTTGAAATTTAATTTTTGTAGCATATAGTGGTTTATATCTCATAAATATAGAAAATGAAAGCACGATGATAACTATAATTAATACTAATATTCCAAAAGAAACTAATAAGAGAATTATTAACGAATTGTATAATTTAAAAACATGGTTTTTTGGCTGCGATGTAAATATGGCGGATGTCATTAATAAAAAAGATTCAGGGTTTTCTTGTGTTACTTTTAATGCAGAAAAAGAGCATCACTATAATGCTATTTTAAATACATACGGTCAAGTTATTTTTGATGTAGTTCATAAAAACTCATTTATGAAATTTAAAAAAATAGTCAGAATATATTGGAATTGGTATCATTCTAATAGTGTTATGCACTATCATGATGATTTTGAAGATGATAATAAATTTTCTATAGTATATAATTTACATGATAATGATGGAGGCACCAAATTTAAAATTAATAAGAAAGAGAAATTTTATAAAGCAAATGAATCAGAAGCCTTAATTTTCCCAAGCAAACTGTATCATAAAGGAATAGCACCTAAAAAAAATCCTAACCGTTTTTGCTTAAACATGGTTGTAGAAATATAAAAAATGATTAAAATTATTAACAATTTTTTTGAAAAAGAAAAACTTGAACAAATTGTAAGTCACGTAAAAAATAATATTTATTTTACCCCTCAGTGGACTGGAGATTTATCTAATACAAAAGAAAACTTTTATGGTAATAGATTTTGTTTAAATAATGATACTAACCTTCTTAATACTTTCATAAAACAAAGTGAAAAAAATTTTCATTTAAAAATTAAAAAGGTCCACGATAATTGTGGAATTGATATAAGAAATTTAGATAAATTTTTTCCTCATATAGATAGTGATGATAGAGAAGTAAAACTAAATGTATTAGTTATGTTAGATGGTCCCATTGGTGTTACAACAGGAACTGTTTTTTATACAGATGGAGAATTAGATATACATGTTGGATTTAGACCAAATAGAGCAATTTTATTTCCATCAAATTATTTTCATTCTTCGCACAAAAGTAAAATTCAAAATTTAAAAAGATATACCGCCAGTATTTTTATAAAAGAATATGATTAATTTTTTAAATAAAAATAATACATTAGAAGAAGGACGTAACAGTATAAATGTTAGTTATACAAGAAACGTCAATATTATTTTTGGTCATTACCCGTATCCGGATATTGTTAACAATATGTTAATAGAAATTAAGAATAATCTAGATTCTGAATTAAAAAATTTTACTAATGTAAAAGGAGGAATGACAGCTTGGAATTATTTTATAGGTAAAAATACCTTTAATCATTTTATTACTTATTTAATAAATAAATATCAAACTACTCATCCAGATACATTTAAACATTTTATGGAAAGAATGGAAATTAAAAATGCTTGGGGTAATGAAATTAAAAAAGGAGATAGTGTTGCTTATCATGATCATCAGTGTGTTCATGGAATACTATATTTAACAAAAGGAACTGATTTAATTCTTCCTGAATTAAATTTAAAGATAACTCCAGAGCCGGGTGATTATTATATATTTCCACCTACAATAATTCATGGTGTTGAACCTTCTAAAATAAATCAAAATAGATATAGTTTAATATTTAATATTATTTCTAATGATAAAGGATTTAATTATAATAAAAAAGTTAAAGGAGAATAATGAATTATTTAGAAGCGATTGTTGAATTAAAAAACATTATTAGTCCAAAATTTATAGATAGAGTCTTACCTTTTATAGACCATAAAGCCAAAAACGATATGAAAATTGCTAGTAAGGTAACTGAAAACAATATAGATAAAAGTATAAGAAATGTAAAAGGTTATCAACTATACATGGATACACCTACCGATATGTTTTATTGGAATTTTATAAAACAAGAAATAGAAAGATTATTTAGTTTTTATACCGCCAAGTTCCCATGGATGCAAAGCACAAGAATAAATCAAATAGATTTATTAAAATATGGTATTGGTGGAAAATACAATGTGCATATCGATAATGGCACTAATTTTAATAGACATTTAAGTATTATAATGAATCTAAATAATAATTATAAGGGTGGAGACTTGATTTTTGCAAATCAAAAAGGAGAAGAAATGAAAAGAATTAAATTAGATAAAGGTTCTATTGTATTTTTTCCCAGTAATTTTATGTATCCACATGGCATCCAACCGGTAACGAAAGGAAATAGGTATAGTATAGTATCATGGTTAGAATAGTTAATACATTAATCAAAAATTTTTTTGACAAAAAAGAATTAAAAACAATTCAAAAATATTGTTATAATAAATTAGATGAAAATAAAGATTATCAAATAGATAACCAATCATTTTCCCCTGCATGGTACAATGATGCTTTAATGAATTCTCTACTAGATGTTAAATTACCGGTAGTAGAAAAAAAATCTAAATTAAGTTTATTTCCAACTTATGCATATTGGAGATATTATGTATATGGAGGGACACTAGCTAAACATAAAGATAGACCTTCTTGTGAAATATCGGTTACAGCATGTATTAAAAAATATGATAATTGGCCTATTGTTGTAGAAAATAAAAAATTTGAATTGGAAGAAGGAGATGCCATTTTATATAATGGACTTTACCAAAAACATTGGAGACCTGGTGTATATAAAGGTGAAGGTATGGCTCAAGTATTTTTTCACTATGTAAATCAAAATGGAAATTTTACACACCATAAATATGATAATTTTTTAAAAACAACTGGAAGTATAACAGCGGAAAAGGATTTAAAATGGATCAAAAAACAGTAAATATAGATAATTTTATAGGAGTGTATGATAATTACATTCTTAAAAATGATTGTGATATAGCTATTGAATTATATGAAAAACAAAATGAATTCAAT